GATTGATTCTATCCAGGATCGATCGGGCTTCGGTCAGGCACGGTACCGGCCCCAACCGACCGGAAGCACAACCAAATACATGAGATGAGCAACCCGACTAGTCAACCGCGCGTTAACGTAAATGAAAACCCGAACAAGGCGACCCAACCCAACGGTCCCGTGCCGGATGCGAACGTGTTCACGTACTTGCGTGGACTGCGCATCCCCAAGGATGAGGAGGAGGACCAACTGCAGATGGCTTTGGACCCTCCCCGCACCCCAGAGTACTTGCTCGAGTTCGTTCGGAGCAAGGGGATGGAGGAGCGAGCGAGTTTCAATATACCGCTCGAGTACTTGTCGGACACGCTGAAAGCGCCGATCCGGAAGAAGATCACCCCACGCTTGGCCACGGCCGCGGAAGGAGGTATCCAATTTCGGAAGCGGTCCAGCGAGGCTCTTCGGGTGGTGCAGGCGGGCTACAACGCCCTCCCCGGAGGCCGGCTGTTCGGGTCCGCGCCTGCTGTGGCCGCGAAGTCGGCGACAACCATACTGGTCTCTGGAGGTGCGGCGCACACCCTTGGGCGTATCGAAAAATATTATCCTGGGTTGGGTTCAGGGGCGCGCCTGGTCCTTCCGACTGGGTCCGAGGTTCGGGCCGCGATCAGAGCGTGCGGGCTGGACGTGCTGAGCGACGCGGCGCGGGCCGAGAGGCCCTACGATATGTTGGCTTTGGACGGAGAGGAGCCCGGGGACCGGGTTAAGGTGAACCCTAAGGCCAGCAACGGGTACCCCAACATGGGCAAGTGGTCGAACGAGAACGACCGCACCATGGTGCTGCAGATGGCGGCGGAGCTGCGCCTGGCCATCCTGCGCGCGTACCGCAATGACACCAACGCGGGGGTCTGGAAGTGGGTTGATGATATGATGACCACCCGCCCATACCTGGTGGCGGTGCAGGGCAAGTGCAAGGCGGACTACTACGACATAGGCAAGATGCTGCACCGGTCGCTGCGGTTCTACAACGTGCTCCCACGTCAGCTTACGGTGCTAATGCAACAGGCCACGCAGGTACTGGAGAAGAATTACGTGAACGTGTTGGACGACCCCATGCGCCGCACAGCGCAGGGGGTGGGGTTGGTTCGCGGAGGCGCGGACCACCTCACGGCCGCCCTCGAGGAGCACCTTGACTCTCAGCACGCGGAGCGCCGCATATCGTGGGTGCACGTGGGTGATGACTCTTGGGTGGTGGTCACTTTTGTCCGTGACGGAGTTGAGCACTCGGCGATGTTCGCGTTGGATTGCTCCGCTTTTGACCTGACACAGCATGGTGACGTCACCCTGCCCGTGCACAAGGCCATCCGGGAGGAGCTGTCGGCCGTGGTGGACGCGGCCCCGTGGGCACAACTCTGGTACAAATACATGCGTGAGCGCCTGACCGTGCTATCAGGTGCGGCCACCGTCGTGATGCGCCACGGCGGTCCCTCCGGTGCGCCTCTACAGAGCAAGGTGAACGACGTGCTTATGGAGATTCTGATCGCCCGGGCGGCGAAGCAGATCCTACAACTTGATGTGGTGGACGAGGCTGGCGTCGCCGCAGTGCTGGCTCGCCAGGGGGAGCGCCTGCATTTCACGGTGCGCTTGGAGCAATACTCGGAGGTGGTCCAACACGAGGACGAGCTGTTCCCCGTGCGTGCGCACCTGGAGCAGGTGCCCTTTCTGTTTATTGGGTACTACCTTCACGTGGTCGAGTTGGAGGGGGTGCGTCGTGTGCTCCCTTTCTGCGACCTACCTCGCACCTTGGCTCAGATGCGGTACCCGAACGCGAAGTGGGTGGCTAGCGCCACCTCCCTGCGTCTGACGGAGGCCGCGCGTTTGATGGCCACTGTGGCCAATATGGGCATTCCTCCTGCGCACCTGGCCCCCGCCTACGAAGCCATGCGGGCTGAAGCACTTGAGCTGTCGCGACAGGCGTCACGTGACGCGACGGCGGCGGAGCTGAACACGTCCATGTCTCAGCTGGGGTTTCTTGCCGGGGACCCTGTTTTCGCGGGAGCGGATGCGGTGCTGAGCCAGTTTTGCCTGGCCGGCCTGCACCGCTACCTGGAGGAGCGCCGCAACGAGGCGGTCTGGGGCTATGCCCTCCCGTCGGTCACAGGTTCGCGAGTGGGCCTGGCGGATGAGGAGCTGGTCGCGGAGGCGGCAGCCTTCGCGGCCCCCCTTGTTGGAGGGGGCGAGGCGTCCCCGGACACGGTGGACTTACTACCCCTGCCCGTGAGTGTCGGTGCCCCTGCGGTGGTAGCGCCGCTCCCCAAGGCGGAGCGCAAGCTCCTCCTTATCAAGCGGCCCAATGGGAACGAGGTCCGGGTGGAGGTCAGCGCGCCTCGAGCAGGCGTGCGCCCTGTGACCAAGAAAAACTTCGGGCGGCCGCCACCTACATCCTCCGTGACGCAGGAGGAGAACCTCCGCCACAAGCAGCTGCTGTGGGCGCAGCAGAACGGATCGCGCCGTGCGACCGGTGCGGGCCACGGCCAGGCTGAGGCAATTGAGGAGAACTCCGACTACGCACTGAGTAAAGGGCGCAACCGCCGCCGCCGCCAGGGCGGCCGCAAGTAGGCCGCCCATATTATGCACCAGGGGGGGCTGGGTGCAGAATAAATACAGCCTCTGGGGAAGGAGGGCCCAAAACCCTCCTCACGTCATAGAAGACACATACATAGATCCCGACGGTGCTACCGGAAAAGCACCCGTGCGCCTCCACGTAGGAGGCTAGCGAACCTTGAGCGCGAACAACTCAGGACCCACAACCTACTATCCAACATGAATCGTTTTCGCAAAAACTCATCAAAGAAGCAATCCACCAACCAAATCATTAACCGCTTGTCGCAGGACGTGCGTAATCTCGCGGTGTCCCGTCCGAGAGGGAGGCCTCGCTCGGCTCCCACGGTGCCGCGCGCTATGCCGCGCGCTGTTAACGGCCATGCAAGCAAGTATGCGTCGGCTTTGTTGCATCCCTTTTCGCCCGAGGCAGAGGGGGTCCGGGTGCCTGAACCATATGCTCAGCCAACTGTGACATACAAACTGCATCGTGTGATGCAGGTCACCACCAACGCCGCAGGAAGCTTTGACTTCGTCATTACGCCCTCCCTGACGTACGGTGCCATACAGTTCACGGGGACGCAGACTGGGCTGACCGCGCGCACCATTACGGGCGCTCCGGCAGGCGTCGTTGTGTACGACTACAATCCGGACCTCGCCGGGACACTGCGGTCGTACCGTGTCGTCTCCTACGGCCTGCGCATTAAGTCCAACACGACCTTCAACAACACGAAGGGCCGCGTCTATGTCGCGCGCGTTCCTGCGGCCGTGGACTACCCCAACCAACTTGCCACCGGGGCGTCACTCACCGAGTTCGCAAACGGGGCGAACATCCCGCTAGACGGCGGGTCCGGCGTTACGTCGTCCATCTTCGCCCTTCCGAAGGCGGCCCAGTTCACGCTGTCGGAGCTCCACCAGGAGTCCGGCGTTGAGCTGATCACCCACCCGATCGGCCCTTCTGCGGTCGACTTTTTGGACGGTGTTCGTACGACCTCCGAGATCATGGGCGGGACCGCCGTCGTCCAACACCAGGTCGGGTACTACTCCGGCCGCGGGTGGCAGCAGTTCCTCATCTCCGGTGAGGGCATGGACGCATCCTCCCAGCTCATCACCTTGGAGTTTGTGGCCCACGTCGAGGGAACGCCCATTCTCGCAAACACTGGAGGCTCCATGATAGCCTCCGGGCAGGTTGCTGCTGTGGGTGCGCCCGAGACGGTCGCGAAGGTCCACGCGCTTGTGGCTCAGCAACCACTGGCCATGAAAATCCGACAGAAGGCCTTGACTGAGATGGAGCACCGCGCAGGCAGCGCCATCTCCCGTTTTGGGAGGCTTGCGCTGAACAAGGCCAGGGCCGCGGCCCACGACCGAGGCGGCTTGGCTGCCGACCTCCTTGGCGTTGCGCTGGTCTAAAGCGACACCAGAAACAGCCACCTCACTTCCTTTCAACTCCACCCCGTCACGTGCGCGCACCTCCGCGCACACAATAGAATAGTGAGGAACAAGAAAAAGCTCGGAGCTGCCTGGCCCTTACATGGTCAGGAAACCGGTTCGACTCCGG